AAAAAGAATTAAGAACTCTTTTAAACTTTCGCTACGGACACAAGACTTGGGAAGAAATGATTGAGATGCGTAGGAAAATTGTAAAGCGAAGAGAAGAAGAAGTGTATAAGGCAGAAGAAATAAAAAGAAATATACTTGAAGCCATTGCAGTAATAATCTTAATGTCTCTTTGTGCAGGATTAGTCCTAGGCATGGTTTACTTATATATGAACAGATAAGGAGACTAAAATGAATTACTCTTTTGGAATACCCTTGACTGAAAATGTCAGTAATCAAGATCTTACTACAGATCGTAGAACAAAATACGTAACAACAAGAATAAATCAATTACATGAAGATATGGCAAAAGCCAAAGACCCACATGATAAGCAATGGTACAATAGACTTATCCAAGAACTAGAATGGGTGGAACAAATGAAATCAAAACCAACCCATAATTGTTATATGCAAGACACCGATGCTAGGAAGTGGTTCTAATGCTTCATGCATTTTTGCTAGTGGTTTTAATGGATGATAAACCAATTAGCAAAGATATGTATTTTAGAGATATAGACAGATGCAACTACTTTGCCAGCCGTATTGTTCGTAATTATGGAAACTATGGGTACAGTTATTTAATGCCCAAAGAACACCGTAGAACTGCCTATTGTAAACCTGTTTATATCGATGCTAGAACAAAAACACTGTATGATTAAGTGCGTATATAATGGTGTCTTAAACGCATTTTAAGGTCTCTGTAGCGGTGTTATTAGTCTTTTAGTATAGTTGTTGCCATAGGAAAAATCTCCGCTATAACAGTGGCGCAGGCGTGTGCAATTTCCATATGTTCTTTTTGGGTACCATTAGCACCGCGAAGTTCAATATAGTGAATCCAACTACGTAAACTACCATTCATATATAGTCTTGTTTTGGTAAGACCTTCGGGTAAAACCTTACGTGCAAGTTCTTTGGCAATGCCTTTTTTAATTGCCCAATCATATTCTTTTTTGGCCATATGGGCAATACACATTTGTGCCCATTCCCATTCTTGTTGTAATTTTGGATCTTCTATATCTATTGAATTTTGTCTGTTCTTTGTGTCCTGCAGTCGTGCTTCACTGTATTCGAACAGTTGTCCTTGATCATCTGGATCTGCATAACGTTGACTAAACTCTTGAAAACTAAATGAACGGTGACGCACAATTTGATGTGCAATATCTCTAGTAGTATTAATTTCTAAACAGGCATTTACCATTTCAAGTGGCGACCAATGACCCCACTTAATTAGATATCCAATTAGTTTTTCCGCAGTTTCTTTGTTCATTTGATTGCTAGGATTTGAAACTCTTGCACAAAAGGCAATCAAATCCTGAACATTTTCTAAACCTTCTGCTTCGAAATCGTCTGATGGTTTTGAATACGAAACTAATTTTACTCTGCTCATTTCTTCTTTCCTTCTCTTTTCATTTTGAAATTAATCTTCTTAGCAAAACTATTTTTTGCTTTTGTAATATCGCCCATCATTTCATCTACTCTAATACTGAAATCAATGTCGACTATGTTTGCTTTATTTTTGCTTAGAATATTATTAACTTGATTTGTAGCCTGGTTTAAACTACGTGAATTAGCCACGATGGTTTTGACATCGATAAGCAATTTGTTTTTATTTTTAAGATTTACTTTTAAATGATTTATGTATCGAATGGGAAGACTTTTTATATTAATAGAATCTAATACGTCTTCCCAATCGGCATCGAAGGTTGTTTTATTCTTATCTAATAGAATTTTGCCTGATGGCTTTTCTTCCATTATGCATCTACTGTATCTTTTTTAGAAGTAGACTTTTTAGTAGTTGCAGGTGGATCGATCTCATCTGCTCTACGTCTAAGTTCAATTACTTCTTTGTATAAAGTATCTGCTCTGTTTCTGTAATTACGTGCAGTATCTTTTGTAGTTAAAGCAGTGTCTTCATTTGATTCTTCTTTAACTGCAAGTTCAGAAATACTTACACCTCTTTGCTCTGCAATCTGCTCGTTTAACTTATCTAAAGTTATCCAAGTTTCTTTTTGCGGAGTTGGAGTTACAGTAACATCTTTTGTTTCAACTTTGACTAACAAATTCTGTTGTGCTAGAGTAACAAGCATATTGTTACCATCAGCAAACTTTTTAGGTGCTAGTACAGTCGCAAGTTCAAAAGCATCCTGTCCGTTTTGTGACTCAACCACTTTGAATAATTCATCGTGATATGATGCAGTTAGTCTTTCTGTAGGAACTACTAATGCATTTAGAGGTTCATTCGGAAGTGTTCTATATGCTAAAACTACTTTTTTCCCTGCGAAGTTTCCAACGTGTTTTACTTGTGTTGCCATAAACTTCTCCTTAGGCCTTTGGTGCTTCAGCAGGTGCTGGAGCCTCTCCGGCTTTTTGTTCTGCTGGCTTCACTGCATTTAAGAAAGTTTCCAATCTGTTATAAGTGTTACCAACAACTGTCATTTCTGCCGCTTTAAAAGTTCCTCTGGAACAAGCAACATCAATAATTGTTTTAAGTGCCTGCAAGTCAGTTACAGTTAAGTCTGGTGCTGACGGTGTCGCAGGGTTGGCAGGATTATTTGGATCAGGTTTAGCCTGATTTGCACTGGCGTCTGCCACCGGTGCTTCTTTTTTGATTTCTTCTGTCATAAAATAAAATCTCCTTCGTACTGTTAATTATACTATCTTCAGTTCCTGAGATGCAAGAACTGGACAAGCCAAACTGAAAAAAGAACTTTCTGATGGATCTTCAAAACCCAAAATATATACTTGTTCAATTTTATTATCCAAAATTTCCAAATCTTGCACAATACAAAACCTACTACTTAGATTATTATATATCCATCTCTTAACTTCTTCAATTTTTTCTGTTCCATAATACATTTCGCATTTTAGTTTTATTTTTTCAAAATGAGTTGGAACATAATCCAATTCACGAATATCTAAAATGTTTAACGGATTAGGTTCTTGGGCAAGTAGTCTCATTAATTACATCCTGATACACAAATCATTCCAAAGTTAGGCCAAATTTCTGTAACGATTTTAATTGCAATAATACCTAATACAATGTTCATTACGCCGCCTCTTTTAAATCATAATGACAAGTGATACCGTGTGGTGCTTCTATAGAAGTATCTGAATGAATAATCCAAACTGTATCGCAGTAATTTTCATCACCCCAGTTCCAAGAGTAACCATCTGTGAACACTAACAACTTCTTAGGCGTAATACCTTGATCTTTCATGTATTTCCAATTTGCATCAAAGTCAGTACCGCCACCACCATGCAATTCATAATTTTCAATTGAATCTGGTGTATCTGGTGTAAAGTCTTGTTCGTTGTAAACTTCTGTATCAAAACACCATACTTTAATTTTGTAATCATCATATTGATCACAAATTCCTTTTACTTCACTTAAGAAGTCTTTTGCTTCACGGCTACCAATTGATCCACTCATATCAAGTGCAATAGCAATATCAATCGTGTCTTCGTAATCCATACCAGGAAGTACTGCTGATGTGTGCCAACCTTTACGTGATGGACGCATAAATGAGTAATTACTTTTAATTACAGATTGAATCTGTTGATTAAGTATTTCTCTCCAGTTCATTTTAGGCTCAGTAAGTTCTTGAATAATACGAGCAACACCTTTTGGCACATTACCTACACCGGCCGCCTGTGCAGATGAAATCATTGCTTCTTTCATTTCATCACGGATTTTACGTAATTCTTCTTTGCTATAAGTAGGTTGCGACTTGCCGTTTTTCTTTTTAGTTTTGCCTGCCGGACCTTGTCCTTTGCCTTTTTCCCAATCAATATGTTCGTCAAGCAATTTACCTAATTGCTTTAGTGTTTCATCATCATACTTTTTATAGATGTCATCATACACAGCCTCAGTTGCCCAACCATAATATTTAGGATCATGAAAGGGTTTAACCTGTGTAATCATTTCACCGATGTTATGTCTTACCAAGTCACCGTTTACACAATAGTCTGCGGCAATGTTAAAGATTTGTGGATCTCTACTATCTCTACGTGTAAAGTGATCATATACACAGTGTAGGATTTCGTGACCAAACAAGAACTCTGTTTGCTTTGGATTTAGTGTGTTAATAAAATTTTCATTGTAGAAAAACTTTCTACCATCTGTGGCGGCAGTTGCACACCAATCAGTTGCGTCTTCAAGTACAAGTCTTGTTGCAAGATTACCAAAGAACGGTTGCCTAATGAGCAAACCAATTCTTGCGGTGATAAGTTTTTCTTTTACTTTTTCAGAGTTGACATCAGGATTTTTTTCATAGATTTTACCATCTATCATCTCTTGTTCTACGGCTGTTGTTGCTTGTGACATAATAACCTCTTTCTAACTATATTTACAGTATAGCACCTTTTGGGTTATTGTCAACCTAAAATTGTGCTAAAAATTGGTGTTGCATATCCATTTTGGCTTTTTTATAGGACATATTTTCTGCTATATGTAGTGGTTGATACTCACCAGGTCTAAATACATATTGTATCTTATCTGATGGTAATTTGCTTGTTTTTAAACCATCTCCAGCATCAATTACATAAGGTAAAAGGTCTTCTTTAGATATCACTGCTACTGCTTCGCGATCACAAATGAGCAAAAATTGTGCATAAGAATCCGGAAGTATTCTTCCTTCACTAGATCCTCTACTGTTCATTAACTGTAAATCAGACACAAATTTTTTTGGAAGTTTTTTCTTTTTTGTAAAAAGACTGCCGTCTGTATATTTCATTTCGATTGTAACATTGTTTGGACCAATATGATCTACACCTTCTAAATTTACATATTGTAGATCTTGATTACTAAAAAGTTCTAGTGCCTTTTCAAATAAATCACTTTTATCAAAACGAAGTTTACGTTCATTAAGTTCATCACCAATTTGGGCAACAAGTGTAACATACTTGTTCCAATCCACATTATTGGATAACCAATTTTTTAAATCTACAGTTTGCATACTTTACTCCTTTGCAACTGTATATATTATAAATTCTTTTTATCGAGAAATCAATTGAAATAAAGTGAGGGGATCCGAAGACCCCCTCTATAGTTAGTTACGACGTCATCGCCGCTTGGACGTACTTGCCGTACTTGTTATGGAACCTATCAAAATTCTTTAGGTCCTTTGGTGAAAATGGAAGTTTATAAGTTGAAATTGCAACTCTAGTTCCCATCACAACAAGTTCAGTATCGAAGTTGTCCATCATGAAACCAAAAAAGTTATCAGCCATTTTGTTCCAATTTTGAACTTTCTTCTTGTACGCCTCTTGTAGTTCATAGCACATCGAAACAGTCAATGAGTACATAGCACTAATGTCTGTTGCCTCCATGCTCTTCACTTTACCGGACAAAATGTCCGTTGGATTTGGCAACTTTGAAGCAACCTTACGGTGTGCCGCAAATTTAACTGCCAAACCTTCTCCAACTGCACCTGCCACGAGGTCTGTCAACGTGTTTTCAGGCAGGTCATCGTCGAGAAGTTCGCTCACAAAACTCCATGACCTTGGAGTTGCAAATGCTCTTGAACTGCTCTTAGGATCAAAATCATAAAGATCTTGTTTCGCAAAAGAAACATATCCAACCACATCGGAGTGAATTTTGTTTTCAGTTGCCCACTGCAACCAATCTTCGAAGTCTACTCTCATTTCCAAGTGTACAAATCTATTGGACAACGGAGCAGGCATTCTATAAGTAACACCTTTGTCTGTTTCCCTGTTACCTGCGGCAACAATAACCACATTGTCAGGAAGTTTATATGTACCAACCCTACGGTTGAGAATAAGTTGGTATGCCGCGGCTTGTACAGCCGGTGCCGCCGAGTTCATTTCATCCAAGAATAAAACAATGGTCTTATATTTCTTTGCCAATGCTTCGTCTGGCAATTCAACAGGCGGTGCCCATTTCATTGTGTTATCGTTGGCGGCATAATACGGCATACCCTTGACATCAGTTGGATCCCATAGTGACAACCTGATATCAATTAGAAATGCTTTTTCCAAACCATCAGTAATCTGTTGCATAATATCAGATTTACCAATACCTGGAGGACCCCATAAAAACAAGGGTCTTTTCTTTTTCATTGCGTGTTGCAGTGCCACCTTTGCTTCATTAGGTGTAACTGTACGTGCTTCTGTGTTTTGTTGTGTTGACATTTTTACCTCTTTCTGTTTAACTAACTATAATATTAATATAGCATCATTATACATATAGTCAACCACTTTTTTAAATTATTTTTGGATTTTTTTTGGATTATTTGTCCAAAATGATTAAACGTTTTCTAAGTCTTTTGCCATTGCTCTTGCTAGGCCGTATTGCTTTATATCACCCGCAAACATCATAAGTTGTAGAGCCATTTTTTCAGATAGCACATATATACGTTTTTTTGTTACATAATACGGTGTGTCTATGAATTCATCTAGATATAGATAAACTTGTGGTGTAAAATGAATATCGTTCGGAAAATGTATTTCGTGAACTTTAAGATCTGCTTTATGCACTACATATTCGAATCCATCCTTTGTAAGACGTAATCCACTGTCACCTTTGGCTCTAATATTCTGCCACCATAATATATGATATTTTTTAATTGCTTCTTCTGTTGGTTCTATTTCAGAAGCAATAAGAAAAGTTTTTGTGTATGCTGTCTTTTTATCCATTTAAAACTTCACCGCTAGTTAACTTAACTACCTTAAAGTCTTCTGTGTTGAATAACTTGTTTAATTTCTTTGCTAGATTGTGAGCATGACCAGGATTGCTAAAAGATACTTTTTTATACTTAGGTCCTGGAGTAGGTGATACTGCACTGCTACTTTTTAAATTGAATGGCTTTCCATTGTAAAATACTGCCCATATGGCTACCGCATCTAGAACTTCTTCACTTCTAAATGTGTTCTTGTCGGTGTGCTTTAATAACACGTTGGGTTTAGGTCTACTCATTATATACGTCTTCCATTAAAAACTACGTATATATTTATCCTGTTTTAAAGTTTTCCACCGTCCATTTGTATAGAGATTGCTTCTTGCTCAGTAGGCTTACTGTCCTGAAGTTCTACTAGACGTGCTAACACCATGCTTATGCTGTCTGCGAGGTCTCTGTATTGCTTCTGATCTAGTTTAAGTTCTCTAGTTTGCTTTTTAGAAGCAATTTTAACATTTTGTAAGAAGTCTTCTATTGCTAGTGTATTAAGATTTTTTCGAGACACGTGCCAATGTTTCCTTCATTTCTAAGTCTGTTGTGAAAGGACCTTTAAATGGATACCTTTGTAGTGTGATAAGTTTAGGGCAAAATGACTTTACCCAACCCTTTGCAAACTGTATGCAGTAATATCCTGCACAATACAGACTTTTGCTTTTCCTACTCTTGCTAAACAACGGCAATCCGTCCTTTACATTATAAAGTGGATTGAATGGTTTAGTGGATGTAGGATATCCATATACTTCTTTTGCATACAAATCAGTTTGTATTTTGTTTTTTACTGTTTGTTCAAAGAAATTTTCACCAAATGTTTTATATATTTCATCCATGTTGTCAAACTTTATTTTTTCTAGTTTAGTAATAAAGTAATAACAATTGGTGTCCTTTTGTAAAGTGCCAACTTTACGTCCTCTATCCTGTACTATCCAGAATTTATTAGGAACTAACTGCTTGGCTAACATTTTCACCTCCGTATCTTGCGTTCAATGGCTCAGCAAAAGACTGTGCCTGATCGCTTATTTTGTTTAAATCATATGACCCTGCAAACTGTACAAGGCGTACTCCAACCTGCTTAATGTCTTTAGGTTGTTCTATTGCTTCTTCAATAGTATCATTTATAATTTTTCTAATGTTGCTAGGTTGTGCAGTTAAATCACAAAGGGTTACATTACGATTGTAATCATCTAAAACTCTGTGTTCTTTTTCCTCATGATCAACCCAACGTTGTAACATTAGATTATTCCAATTAAAGCCTTTGCTTGTTCTATCCTCAAATGCTTCTGTAAGACCTACTTTGTTTTTTGTGCCTTTTACTCTTACACCAGGATATGCACTAAACACATTATCACTAGTGTCACCTCTCATGCATTTTACAAATAGCAACCATTCAGGATTAGGTGCTTCTTTTTCTTTTCCTGTCTTTTTATCTATTACACGAGCACCTTTTTCATCAAAGTATCCCTCGTGTGTTATAGTTGTTTTTTGTACACCGTTGTACTGTCGAACATTAGGTGCAATAAGTTGTGCAAAGTCGCCATCAGTGGATACAATTACATGATCATCATTAGGATGTGATTGAATCCAACCAGCAATTAAATCATCTGCTTCTAAATTTTCGTGTCTTAGCACTGTACAATTTGTTTTAGTCTTAATAAACTTTGTAAAGTCATCAAATGTTTCCCAAAAAACTTTTTCTTCTTCCTGTTGTGACACAGTAAGAGCATCTCTTGATTCTTGCCTATTACGTTTGT